GGCTTGGCTCTTTGTATGGGAGCGGAAGAATGTTGTCTCTGATTGATCCGCCGGGAACGTCAACATCTCGGAATTCGCCGGGGTTGATTGGCGTGTCGTCGCCTTTGATTCGCAAACCTCTGGTCTTGAGTCCACCGGGCAAATTGCTAAGAGTACCAGCATCAATAAGCTGGCGCATGAGCATAGTGGCAGACTTAGCATAACCCCCAATAAGATGAATGAGTCCATATCCATAGAAGCCGAATCCCGGTATGTATTGGTAGTGGACAAAATGCTGGCGCTTGATGTGAAGCTTGTCTTCTTCATACCAATTCCTACGAATAGAAAGAATCTTACGAGTTCCTTTCTCAAGGGTCACGACATACGGAAGGGCAATGCCAGTGAGCTCGCCTTCTTTATTTGTATGCTCAAAACCTTTAAGATCAATGTCCACATGCATCTCAAGAATGCGGTATCTATCGTCCTGAATGGCTGTCATGCCCATTTCTTCGGACTTCTGTTTCTCAATGTCATCGAGTTGCATCATGGGTTCACCCAGCTCAATGTCTCGGTAAAAACCAGAGTCCATCAGTTTAAGGACTTCGTTTTCATTCTTTCGCATCACGTGCGTGACACGGGGTGAACTTTCAATGTCTGATTCACCATAAGGAACTACGATGTCTTCTGCGGGAATGAATACAGCCTTTTGCCGGCCCAAGTTGGGGTCGTAGTACACCTTCTTAAAAGCTGATCCGCTGATGGGAAGATTCCACAAAAGCTTTTCATGCTCGGGCCTGTACTCTGTCATGACTTCCGTTAATTGGTAGTTCATGTCATCCCGAACGCGGGCGGCGGCCTTGTCAACTTCAGGTGTGTCTTTTCCAATGATGGTTGTCTTGACAGGCCCTGCGGCTGGGAATGTTTCTGTGATGCCTTCTGACTGAAACCTGACGACCGATTCAGCCAGCATGGGGTGGAAGATTCCACAAGCACCGTTCCATGGTTCTGTACGCTCTTCATAACGCAGGCCCAGAAGCTTTAAGCCTTCAACATAGGTCTGCGCCCATTCTTTGCGGTCGTTGATGTCTTTGTCAAAATCATTGACCAAGTCTTCTCCAAGACTTTGAAGAACTCGATCATCAATCACTTCCGCCAAGTTGTCATCAAAGCCAACCTCTTCCTCTTCGGGCATCAGGTCAATTTCTAATCCATGAATGTTCAATTTCACATCTTCTGGATTCTCAATCTCAATCTGTAGATCGGGCTCATCGTTTAAACGATCAAGTCCTTCTGGCGTTTGGTACAGGGCTTTTTCTAACATTTTTATCCTTTAAACGGTGTAGTATTTTTCAGAGCGACGACCTTTGAAGTAAATCGGCTCGTCGGGCTCATCGGATTCAATTGTGATGAACCCACCCTGTCTAAAACGAAGCAATGCCTGCGATGTCGAGTCAACCAAGTCATCATGGTCGCCATTTGGGAAGGAAGCACATTCTTCCATCAGTTCATCAGCCCATCTGGTATCAGGACACCACACAATGCCAGCTTCAAACAAAGGTGAGATTGCGTTTACACGCGCAATCTTATCGCTTCCTTTGCTTGGTGTGTACTCCTGTATTGGAACTCCGATGTTTTTAAGCTCATAAATGAGCGGAGCGCCGGCGGCTTTCTTCTCAACCAGAACCAAATCAGGGTTCCAGTCCTTGTAATACTGTAGAGCGCAAGCCTTAAGTTCAGGAAACTCCATGCGCTTTTTGAAACTGTCCAAAACAATGATGTTTGTCTTGTAGTTTCCTCTTTCATCGGGGTGTTGGAAGACGCCCCATATTGTCAAAGCCGAATAGTCAGCCCGATTGTTCTTCTCAAAGGCTGTGTCCCAAGAATGAATGACAAATTCACACTGCGGGGGTCTGGGTTCCTGCCAAATTCTCCAATATTCCCGCTTAAGAATCGCACCTTCTTCAGATGTGGGGTTCTGTTGGTACTGCGCATTCCATTTAGAGGTCGGAATCTCAGCTTTAATGGCTTCGAGCTCTTCTTTTTTCCAAAATCCGGGCCATAAAGGCGTTCCAGAGGGCAAAATTGCAGGAAATTCAATGACTTCCCAGCCATCTACGCCATCTTTTTCACTGTTTTTAAGAATTTGGCCAGTCAAATCACGCTTTGCCCAGCGTGTCATCACAATAATGATCGACCCACCGGGCTGTAAACGCTGACGGGGTCCAGATGTGAACCACTCATAAACACCATCAAAGACTGCGGGATTGTTTTGTTTGGCTTCCTGCTCACTATGGGGGTCGTCAATGATCAAAAGATCAGCACCCTTACCAGTCACAGCACCACCTACACCAATCGCAAAATAATCACCACCAGAATTGGTGTTCCACCGCCCTGCGGCCTTTGAATCTGATGAAAGCTTGATACTAAAAACCTTCTCATACACCGGCGACTGGACCAAATTCCTAACCTTACGGCCAAATCCAGTGGCCAACTCCGCAGTGTGAGCGGTCTGAATGATCTTCTTCTCAGGATACAAACCCAAAAACCAAGCCGGCAACAAATAAGAAGCAAACTCAGACTTCGTATGCCTTGGCGGCATGTTGATGATTAATCTCTTAAGTTCTCCAGAAGCCACTCTCTCAAAAGCATCAGCCATGATCTGATGGTGCTTACCGGAAATAAACCCGTCCCACATCTTAGAAGCAAAAAATATAAATGACTGCCTGCACCTCTTTGCAGTGTCTTCATCCAATATCTGACGAATCTTCCTGCGGTCGTTTAAACCAACCATCGGGAGCATTGCGTTGTATTGCTCAATCTCCTGCGGGGTTAACAGCTCACTCATAAATCCAATACTTCCTTCGCACCCTTGTCCAAAACCCTGATCGAATTAAATTTATAAGCCCTTAATGTCAACAAACCCTCATCATGCAATGCATGCACGATTCGGTGAATGTTTGCCTTAGACCTCAATCCAATCCCGTGAGCAATCACCTGATACGAAGGCGACACCCCATGAAGCTTTATGTAAGCCCTGATGAAATCTAAAACAAGTTGGTGCTTTTCAGACATAGGCATAGTTTAAACACAAATGTGAACGTTCGCAATCGTTTAAACAAATTTTATATATAGGGGGGCCTATTTTGTTTAAACAAGTACCCGGGGGGTATTTCTACGTTTAAACTGTAGGCATGAGAACGTTCGCATAAGATGAGGTGGGGGTGATTGGATGAGTGGAATACAGTGCAGGCACGGTAGGGGGACCCAAATCAAAAAAGGGGTGTATGGGGTCGCCAACGTTAGCCTCCAGCGCCGTGTAAACGAATGCCCCCATCACCTTGCGATGACCGTAGCTGGCTCTGCGTTTAAACGTTCCACTTCCAACACCTGCGCTCTATTGATTGGACGCACATTACTTAGAAGCTTCAGATGCCCAGCAAGTTCTTTACGCAATTGGTCTGCGCTCACTGTGATGTCATCAGACTGCACAGGCTCTGTCTTACTGAACATTCCTACAGTCTTACCCATTAACTCTAGTGCACGCAGTCTGCTTGCCTCTTGCTTGCCTTCTTTGACATAGTGCAACAACGTCTTCATCACGAACCTTTTTGTCGCCTGCACATCGTCCACCATCGCCTCTGCTGTCTCGCCCCAGTGCTCTTGAAGCATTGCCTGAATCCTTGGGTCTTGCGACAGTCTCCATGCATTTGACTTAATTACCGCCTGCTTTGCTTTGGCGTCTGGGTACGCCTCTCTGTACGCTTGTTCCTGTGTTTTTCCCTCTATCAGACCTCTTGCGAATGCATGAGCTTTTGCTGACAGTGGTTTTATTCTTTCGCTTCCTACTGGCTTTCCGTCTATTCTTACTCTTGGTATATCTGCGGCATAAGCCATCCGTTCCGCTTCGCTCATTTCATCCGGCTTTTCATGGCCTTCTAAGCCCATTTCTTCCGCCGCCCTTTCCAGTTCTTCCATGTAATCATCTCTGCTCATTCGGCCCATCTTCTGGCCATTCTCATTCCGGCTTTCCATGACGATTCCCCTTCAATAATTGTTTAAACGCACCGTTCGCATTGTCTGCAAAAGTTATCCACAGGCAGTGTAAACGCAAGTACTACACATTGTCAACACGCCCCGTTTCAAATCTGACCTATACCAACCCCGCCTGAACCCCCGAAAACGCCTCCTAGAGCTTTTCTTTAAAAAGTTATCCACAGAAAAATGTTAACTGTAGTACTACACCTTGATTTTAGGCTTTGTTCTTTTTAAACCCACCCTGACCCCGCCTAAACCCGTTTAAACGCTTCCTAGGGCCTGTAATTTTACCCGTCTAAACCTTTCCCTAGAAAACATAAACCTACTAATAAGAGCGCCAATTCCACCCGTCCAGCATCCAATAACCCTACTCACAATGTGGTTGTTGACAAGCTTGTTTAAACCTGTGCTATAGTTCGTTCCATGCACTAGCAATAGCACTCACCGAGTTGCAATCACTAGCGTAGCGAACGGCCCGCAATACGGTCGGTCTGAGGCGAAACCCAAGGGAAGCTTGGGAGCAAGTCAGACAGGGTTTTGCCCTGTAGCTGTCCACCGTGACGCTAGATAAACCCATCTCAAATAGATGTAACCGTGATGCCCATGCTGTGGGCATTGCAGTGCCATCTTGCACTTAATTGGGAAACATCATGAACACGAAATACACATTGGTTGTCACTTTAATGAATTCAAGCATGAACATTGGCAAGCGCCTGTACACAATCGTTGCCCCTGATTTTGAATGTGCTTGCGCATACGCCAAAGCTGATTTGAGCATCAATGGTTTGCGCACGTTAGACATTGAATTGTTTGTACAAAAAGCCGCTTGACTTATCAGCGGTAAGCCCTACGGGGTTTACCAGTGCTAAGTCGCACTGCAACCTAGAAAGACCCAACATGACATTCGCAATTAACTCTAAAGAAGTTTTGACTGAACTAAAACAAAGCCTCAAAGGTGCTCAAAAGGCTTACCTCGATTACCCCAATGCCAACGCTTGGCTGATCCAACAACGCAGTGCATTCATCTACCAACAAGCGTTCTTTTTCTTTAACTCTGTTGCCCGTTCAGATGAACAAAAGACCGATCTGTTGCAAGCCTTGGAAGCTGACAAAGATCGCAACTGGGGCGACATCATCTGCGAAGCTTGTTTAAACATGAAGCTGTCCGCCGCCATGAAAGAGTATTGCCTTTGAGCTTTCACCGTGATGCCCCGTGACAGGGGGCATTGCAGTGCAACCCGTTTAAACGAAAGGAAAACATCATGCCCACCATAACCCTACGCACTAAAAACGGTGATGAAATTGCCACCGTTAAATCTCACCTGCTGGTAGTTCATGCAGGTTCCACCACTCACACCTTGCACCTGCACAAATCAGTGCATGGTGATTGGCGCGTGTCTGACCCCCGCACGGGCGGTTCATTGCTCCACGTGCGTGGCCAATACGCCGGATTTTCTACGTCCAGCACTGGCTACACCCTGAAGCAAATTAGGGCGCTTGCCCATTCTCAAATCGAAGCACTGATCGAACGTGTCGGCTCCGATAAATTCAACCATGTTTTGGCTACGGCCTGAAAGGAATCATCATGACTTACTCTACCCGTGAAGAATGGCTGACCGCCGGCATTGAAGAACTGCGTCCAGTGTTTGACGCCATCGGTCGCCCCCTGCCTAAACGCATTCGCCCTGCCTGCGGCTTTCCCCTTGGTTCCAAGCGTTCCAAGGCCATTGGCCAGTGCTGGGCTGACACCGCCAGCGCGGACAGCACCGTTGAAGTTCTGATCGCGCCGACTCTTGATAACCCCGTCGAAGTGTTCGAAGTTCTGGTGCATGAACTGTGCCACGCCACCGATGGCGCGATGAACCACGGCGTCAAGTTCCAAAGGACCGCTACCAAAATGGGCCTGATGGCCGTTGGTTCTGGCAAAGAACCTTGGAAGTCAACCAAGGGTGATGCTGGTTTTCTGACCGCTTATCAGGCCATGATCGACGGTCTGGACGTTTACCCTCACGCCGCCCTGACCTTTGCCAATGCAAAGAAAACCCAAGGCACGCGCATGCTCAAAGCCTGTTGCCCATCATGTGGCTACACCGTCAGGCTGACCCAGAAATGGGCTGACCAAGGTCTGCCCACTTGCCCATGTGGCGATGACCTCGCCCTGTAATTTTTTTTTAACTCAGAAAGTGCCATCATGACTACTGCAATCAAACTTGAAATCGCTCGCATCAAACTGCCCATTATCATGGGCGCTTACCAAGTCCACTGCCCCGCCCCTGTTTTCGGGGCCAGCAAAAGTGACGCCGTCAACTGGCTGTATGAGGCCGTCACCCGTGGCCATCTGACCATGAGAGAAATCACAACCCCTGCCCCCGCAGTCATGCCCTCTGCCGGTGCACCTGTGATTGACCCTGCCACCATCGCGAAGATCGATGCCGCCGGCGCGACTGCATCGCGTGCCCATGATCAAGCCATGAGGCATGACGTCCACATCAAAGCGATCTCTGATCAGATCATCAAGGACCGCAAGGTTGTGGACAAGATCGAACAACGAATCGAATCATTGAACGACAAGCTGGGGTCCTATAAAGTAGATGACGCCATGATTCAGTCTGCCGTGGCCGCCGCTGTGGCCGCTGAGTTTGCACCGTTTAAACGCGCAGTGCAGGACCTGCAAGCTGAATCAATTGTGGCCGACATGTCCAGCGTTCACGTTGTGGGCGTCAAGCCTTGCGCTGAAGTTTTTGGCATCGATGTCAAAGATATTCGCGGCCAACTGATGACCGTAAGCCTCTGGAATGACCCGTCCGCCCCCGCCGTCGATCCTGATTTCATCTGGACCGAAGACATTTTGCGACACCTGATTCAGTCCGATAAAACCTCTGAGTCACTTTGGTTCGGGGGTGAGCGCGGTACAGGCAAATCAACCGTGGCCGAACAATTTGCCGCCCGTACAGGTCGTGCGTTTAAACGCATCAACTTTCACAAGCATACATGTGCGGAAGAATACTTAGGTGCAACTGGCCTTGTTGATGGCAACACTGTGTTTGAGCCCAAAGATTTCTTGATGGCTTATTCAAGCCCCAGCACCATTATTTTGCTGGATGAAGTCACCAACACTGATGCCGGCGAACTGGCCCCGTTGAACGGTTTGTTGGAACCCAACGCCGCTGTGTCCATTGGCGGTCGCGTATGGCGCAGGGCGCAAGGCGTGCTGGTTTTTGCCGCTGACAACACCTTGGGTAACGGCGATGAATCGGGACGCTATGTTGGCACTCGCCCCATGAACTCCGCTTTGATTGATCGATTCGCCCGAGTCATTCCCTTTACTTTCCTGCCCAAAGATCAAGAGATTAAAGCAATCGTCCAGCGCACCGGCTGTAGTCAAATTCTGGCCGAATACGTGCACAACGTTATTCGCGTTGCCCGTGCAAAGGTCGAGTCTGCGGACATTGTGGATGCCCCGTCCATTCGCTCAGTCATGGCCTTTATTCGGGCCCTGCCTTACATCCCAGCGCGTCAAGCTTGGGAGACAACGGTTGTCGCCCGTCAACCCTCTGAGTCGCACGCCGTCCTGCGCGGCCTGTATGAAACACACATCGATGATCAAGTCATCTTAAATAACATTTGAGGTAATCATGAAAATTTACAAAGGCTATCAATTCAAACCCGCTGTGTCCGAACTGATTATGAAAGTTGCAAAGGACCTGCGAGTCACTGTGAGCATTAACTGGAATCAAGGCGTCACCACCGCCGGCATCAATCAGTACGGCCAAATCGTGCTGGCCGATGTTGCCGATGATGCCAACCTGACCCACGTTGATTTAATCAAGTACTGTGGTTATGGCATTCATGAATTGTTGCACCGTTTAAACACTGATTTTGATGCACGCGATGGTGATCAGTACATCGATGAATTGCATAACGCTGTGGAAGATGCATACATTGAGCACAAGGGAATTGCCCAGTCCACCACGGGCAACATCAAAAACTTGTTAACCACATTGATTGACAATATGGTTGATCAGGCGATGGCCACTGTATCGAACTGGGCTGACCCCCGTCAGTACCCGTTTGTTCTGGCTGTTTACTTGCGTGACCATGCCGCCAACAAAATTCCATTGGCCAACGGCTTGGCCCCGATCTTTGATCAAGCCAAAGTCATGCTGGCCAAGTGCAGAAATTCTTTTGACACTTTGGAAGTTGCACGCTGGGTTCATGCTGAGTTACTTAAGCTTCAGAAACCCACCCAGAAGCAATCAAAACGGCCCACAAGCGGCGATCAGGGTAACGACAAGGGTCAAGGTACTGCGGGTCAAGAAAACGCCCCACAGGACGATGCTGTTTCACCCGAAGGCGTGCATGCTGAGTCTGCCGAGCCATCGCTTGATGCACCCAAAGGTCAAGGCGGCGCTGGTTATCGTGAGTCGAACGTGATCAATGCAAGCCACCATCAAGGTTCGCGCTGGCTGACCGATGACATCAATGTGCCGGCCAAACTGCGCTACTCTGTCAAACGTTTGTTTGATGACTCGGGCATCAGCGAATTTCAACGCAATCGTAAATCAGGTGCGATCAACATTCATGCCCTGCCAACTGTTGCATTCAACGACAAGTTGTTTAAACGCAGGAACGAAGTTGATGGCATTGATACTGCGGTTGTGTTGTTGCTGGATGTCTCATCGTCTATGTTCATGGACGGGCCAGTTGATAGAAAAACAAAACATGCAACCCGCATTGTGACTGCAACCCAAGCCTGTATCGCTTTGCTTGATACACTGGGCAAGGCCCAAGTGGCAACTTCTGTAATGACATTCGGTAACTCTGTCGCTGTGCAGAAACCCTTTGACATGCCAGTAAAGAAAGCAATCGAAGCCTTGCGCTTTGTTGGCGATGGCGGCGGGACTGATGATTACTTTGCTGTGCGCTGTGCTCACAAGCTTTTGCTGGGCCGGCCAGAACAACGCAAGATATGTTTTGTGTTGACCGATGGCGATGGCCGAGTAAACAAATGCCGCGAACAAGTTCAAGTCGGCGAGCGCTTGGGAATCACCACCATTGGCATTGGCATTGAACACAATGTAAGCCATGTCTACCCGCAGAACGCATCGGTTCGCGACTTGTCAGAACTTGGTAGCGTATCGTTTAAACAGATCAAACTCGCCGCGTAATCGGAGGCATCATGTCAGAACAAATTTTTAATCTTTGTCTCGCATGGGCCGCCGGCTTTGCGACTTGCTATTTATTCTTAACCTATGGAGCCCCGCTATGAAAGGTCTTGACTATCACATGGACGGTTTGTTGGATGAACATCTGAACAAACCCCAAACCCTCAGCGCCAGCGATGAAGAATTCATCAAAGCTTATGATCGTTCTATTTCGAATGCCCCCGAAGATGTCGTTCGCGAATATCTTTTGATGGAAGACCCCCAAGAGTTTTACAAGCTTTACCGTGAGTACTACGAGTCTGTCTCTGATGCTTACTCTATCTGGTGCGAAGCCTTGGACTACAGAAAGAAACCATGAACCACACCGAATCAGAATACATTAACGCTGGCCATGCCTACGAGCGTGGCCGCATACAGGCCGATCATCTGCGCAGGATGATTGAATCAGAACGGGTCGAAGACAGGGCCGAGGCCCGCCGGCTTATTGAACTGGGGCGGGCTGAAGCCCGATGACTATGGATGAAATGGAAAATCTTTTTAAGAACATGCTTGACCTGATCAACAAATCAGACATTGACCACCAAGATATTCAGTGCGTGCTTGCGAAGCTTTTGGTGATGGTGTTTGTTGTTGACACCCCCAAAGATGAATTCATCAAGACCATGAATTATTGTTATGACGCAGAACTCAAACACCAAATCAAAATGGAGATGCACTGATGTTAAATATTATTCAAGACCTCAAAGGTTATGGCTGGGCCGTGACCCTCTATGACATCGGCGATCAAAGGCCCTGCCTTGTGCTGGCCATCAAATGCCTGCCCCATGAAATGTGGGACTTGGGCCGTCAATGCCTTGTCGCTGGTTTCAATATGGGCGCGGCCATGTATTCAAACAAATCAGGCGTTGTCTATTTCCCTCACTTGGAAGTGGACGCCGAAGCTTATGGGGCGATCATGTCATGAGAGAGATCAAAGCCCTGACCCACCACCACCCAAAATTTTTGAAAGAAGCCTACAAACATGCACGACTTAAACTCTATGACACCGAACGACACTTTCGTTTTGGCCAACGCTACATTAAATTTGACCCTGACAAATGCAGGTTCTGCGTTTACACGCACTACAAATCTGGCCCTGCACTTGCAGGATCATTCGACAACATCGTGAGCGCAATGTTTCACGCATAAAGAAGGGGGCCTGTGCCCCCTCCTGTTTGTCCTGAGATTACGAAAGTTTTCACCCCCGACAAACTGATGCGGTTTAGCCACTCACACCTAACGCATTTAGAACTGATCTAAATTCTCTGTGTAAACGCCTGCCGTTTTGTTATAGATCAAGCTGGACTCACCCTGAGTTCCAACCCAGCGGTAACGACATTTCCACACCGCGATTTCAACGACTGAGCCTAGTCCCCTGTGGACCGTCAGGCCGCAGTCTGCCTTTGCCCACCAAGCCATCGATCCACTGATCGACATTCCATCTGGCCTTGGCTGTTCATTACCTGAACGACTCATCTTGGAAGGGTGAGCCACGAACCATGTATGCACATCGTTCGCCATGCAAAACTTCCTAACCCTTGTCAACATATCACTGATCGCTTCTGTTTCAGTGGTGCTTTTCTTGTCCATGTCAATGTAGTTGTATGGATCAATCACCATTCCCCGAATGCCCATTCTTTTTACTGCAACCCGTGCGCGTTCCAGTATTGAGTCTAATGTGCTGGGTTCCTCACCGTTTGAATCGATGAACAAGAAATGTTCTTGCACCCATTTAAACGCTTCATCTTTTTCTATCTGGGCCATGCGGTCGCGCCCATCAAAAAATCTTTTCTGCGTGTAGATTTCCATCAATCGCGTGATATGGATTTCCGGCTGATTTTCAAATGAACAGATCGCAAATTTCCAATCTGATTTCTTTGCAAGGTTGACCATCAACTGATCAACAAAATTTGATTTACCAGATGACGGGTAACCTGTGACGACTGAAAGTTGACCCGATGCCACCGTGTAAATCTCATCAAGGCTTGGGTAACCGGTCGATTCGCCTTTGCCTGTGCCCTGTTTAAACAGGTCATTGATGCGGTCGCGGTAGATTTCTGGGTCGCTCAGTCCGCTGATTGGATATGGCTTGGCATTTTTGATGACCGTACCTATCTCTTGCCGAGTGGGGTCGCTGGTGTGGATTTCATTTAAATCTTTTTTGTCAAACTTTGCGAGCCTGCATTTATCTTTACCAATTCGCCGTGCCAGTTCTTCTGCAAGCGCCTGACCGGCTGTGTCTTGATCGGTTGCTAGGACAACGTATGGCGCGGCCTCTAAAATTTCCCGTGCATTCCAAACAAAAGCAAACTTCTTATCTTCACTTGGTAAGACCTTACCGTCTGCAACTTTGACTGGAGCACCGGAAGGCACAGAAAGAACATTGTTTAAACCCACTTCAACGCCGGTTAAATAATCCATCTCACCTTCAACAATGATGATGGGTTCACCCTTCACAATGTTTTCAATCCCAAAGAAATCATGAGCCCCGCCCAT